ACGCCTCCTCAGTCCACTAACTCATTGGGGATCGATGGTCTATGGTTAGGCATCAGACCAAGCCATAGAGGAACTGGAAATGATCGAGCGCATCACTGAGGGATTGGTAGTGCAGGCGGCCAGGGAGTGGGCTGCACGAAAGAACAAAAGCGATGCGACTGCCGTAGCCAATGCCCAGGAAACGATGGTCGCGCTCAAGGTCAAGCTGAGCGATGAGGATTATGCCCAAGCGCTGGCAAAGCTTTATCACGACTACGAAGATTCGTAACGCACGGGTGATCAGCTCACCATGATGTTGGTCTGCACCTGGGCGTGCCCGTGCAACAGGGAAACGACCAGGCCTTGAGGCAGGCCGGCGGACTTGGCAGCGTCTACAGCCTTGGCGATGGCGCTATCCAGATCGGCGATGGCCTTGTTGATGTCCGGGCTCATCGGTAGAACGTGGCGCAGGCGGGTGACGTTACCCATCAACTGAATGGATCAGCAGGCTTGGCGATCGAGCGCACGAACCACATGAAACCCTGCTGTAAGTTGGTCTTGGCCAGGGCCAGCAGGCGCGGGTCAACGCCTTCAATCTGGCCGACCTGTTTGAACAACTCACCGGCATCCGCTTCGAGCGCCTTGATGGAGTTCATGCCGTCGATTTCCGACTGGGTCAGGTCACGATAGCCAGTGATTTTCTTGTGCTGATTGTCCATGGTGATTCCCTCGTCGCAGGTCGCGACACAATTTTCTGATTCGCGAAACGTGTCGCGGACTACTTGATGTTCTGGGCGGCCGAGTAGGCAGCCTCACACGCAAACCCGGCTATTCGGCTTCGGTCAAGCGCTGCTGCCAGGCTTCCCGCTCTTTCGTCAGAGCTTCTACGCAGGTCGGCGAGCAGAACGGTAAGGTCGGCTCTTGCCTTGCTTCCGCTGGCAACCTCGGCAGTACAGGACTGTCGCTTGGCGATGAGGTCGGTGATTTGCTGCTGCAAGCTGCGAGCCCGGCCATCAGCAATAACAACGGCAGCCGTAACATGTTCAGTCTGGGCTTTCGCATCGTCGGATACTCGGTTGATGTCATCAGTGATTTGGCGTTGCAGACGCAGCGTGTTGCCGAGCGACGTCACCCTGGCATTGGCCGTGTCCCGCTCAGTTGCTACGAGCTGACGATCAGCCTTCACGCTATCCAGCCGCCACGAGAGGTAGCCGATGGATACCAGCGCAGCGAGGACGACCCACAACCAGATCGGGACCACACGAAGAAGAGTCATGGGGTCTTTCTCTCTGATGCCTTGTCGACCTTGTCGCAGGCCATGCAGTGCTCACAGTTCAGCGTCCGGCAGAGCCAGGCTTTCACCGGCTGCCAGTAGGTGACCATGAAGATGTGGCGGACGCCGGCCAGGGCCAGAGACACATGCAGCGTCAGTCCTGCGGTGGTCGGTCCGAAGAAGATGTTCTGACTCCGAACCATCACCACAAAACCACTAATGGCGATCGTCGAGTAGATCAGCTTCCCAAGGATGCCGTCCCTCACCTTCCCGCTAAGTACGCACCAGGTGGCCCACAGCGAAATCAGACCTACCGCGATGGAGTTGATCAGTTCGTAATTCATGGTGGATTGCCTCCCCCGAACCGCTGGCGAATGAATGCCCAGAGGTCAGCGGCTTTAATGGCCCGGGTGATCGCAGCAATCAGCGATCCGCCGAAGGTGCCAAGCAGGAAGCCGATACCGGCAACGCTTCGAGGCTCGACGACGCCGAGGTAGGTGCTGACCAAACCCGTCAAGTAATGAGCGCAGGCAGCACCCGAGAAAATGAAGATCACCCAGGCTTTCCGGTCTACCAGGTCGTCCCGGTGCCACCAACTCGCAGCGATTGCCCCAAGCAGTCCAGCTGTGAACCATGTATCCAACCTGTCGAGCAGGCGGTAGAGAAGCTCCATGCGCTCGACTCCGTTGGCATGACGTGAATTGAATCAGCTCCAGCAGCACTCCCAGCTCAGAGCGATGGGTGTGGTGGAGCCGAAAACGAAAAAGCCTCGATCAATGTCGAGGCTCAAAATAGGTGTGAGGGTCTTTCCCCTCCTGTCCGCCGAGGACCTTCTCTGCGTCGACGCCCCTTTGCATCGATCTCGCAATCCAGTCTCGCGCCACCCTGGAGCATGTACGGCCAAGGTGCGCGGGCTGCCGGTGTTTTCTCGTAGCACTGCACTACCGGCTTATCAGTGTCCAGGCCTTCCAGAAGGCCGCCCTGGCTGCGGTGGATGTTTTCTATAGGCAATAAAAAAGGCCGCCGCGGCGACCTTTTAGAATTTGGTGTGAGTGCAGTGAAACTTGTTTTCATTAGCTTTGGAGGGGGGAACGCTCCCTCAGGATTCATCTGATCCCCCGCATAAGCTCGTTTGCGCTACACCCACATAACAAAAAAGCCCAGCTCTGGGCCGGGCCTAGTGTAGCTAGTTGCCGCAGGCAAAATGCTAACTATGGCGAAATGATGCCTTCAGCCGTGCGGGAAGTAAAGCCCTTTCTGTCCCATCTCGTTCCATTGCGTGTCCTACAGTTTGAACAACGATTTATGCCGCCTCTTTCATCTTGTAAATTACCCCACCAATTGGGCTCAACGCTCGGGCGTCAATGTCATAACAGGCATCGAAGCAAAGCTGCACAAACGGCTCCCAATCCCTTCCCCATGCTGCAGACGGGAGCTTGATGCCGTACTCCCCATCCATCCACGCCCGGAACACTTCAGGCTTGATCAGCGGGTCATCATTGGCCGACTGGCCGCCCTGATGCATGAAGCGATAGCGACGGAACACTCCCTTGGCCACGTACTCGGCGCGCTCTCTCTTGTCAGCGGTCATGCGAGCGACACGCGAGCAAGCCAGATGGAATACCGCCTCCTCCGCCTCTTCCCGATCATCATCGGTAGGCTCGGCCGCATACATGGCATTGCCGAACGCGCGGAGCTGGTGATGGAGACGTGCGATCGCGGATTGGATCTGGCCGGCTAATGCGCCGTGCACAGCGTGATCCGCAGTCGGTCCGCGCTCAGTGCTCTGCACCACTACTCCCAAGACGGCGACGTCGGAGGTCTGGCCCGGGGCCGGGTTGTAATTGCAGTCATGCCATGCCTGCCGTGCAGAATTGATCTTCATGCTGCTCTCCCCTTCAGCTCTCTTGTCTTTGCCCGGTAGTCGGCGGTCATCGCCTTCAGATCTTCGATGGTGTACTTCTTCGCCTCATGCGGACCTTCGAGCCAGTCGACGGCCTCGGCGCCGATCCGCTTAACCAGCGCGATGCGATAATTCACGATGTTCCCGGACAGCTGGGTGTTGCACGGCGAGCACTGGCGGTGGCAATTCAGCGGCTCGAAGCGCAGTGCAGGGTTGCTGCCGACGGTGCGGTAATGCCCCGCGTCGTACTTGCCCTGGTGGTGGCGGCCGCAACTGATGCACGGCAGTTCGGCGTCGCGCTCGCGCACCCAAGCGTTGAAAGCGATCTGCGTGTCCTTGAGGTGGTCGGCCCGACTCTTCAGCTTCTCCTTGCGGACCTTGATCTCTTTGCGCTCGATCTGGGCAAGCGACTTGCGAGCCTTCTCCTGATTCACATCTTTAATGGCGAGCCCGCACTTGGGGCTGCACACGGCCTGACCCAGGCGCTGCGGCGGGAAGCTGATTCCGCACGCGGGGTTCTTACACTTCTTCGGCTTGGGTTGTTTGGCGATCATGCAGCCTCCTTGCTCAGCAAATCAGTGAAGACCACGCCTTGGCCGGTGAAGAACGTGGCGATGCGGTCGGTGTAGGCCACGCCCTGGGCGCGGTTGAACAGGCTGGTGACGGGGAAGCCGTCAGGACCGAACAGCTTGCACTCGCCCATCATGGCCAGCTTCTCCTCGTAGGGCAGATGGCGCATGACCCGATACCACGCAGCCTGAAAGCCCGAATCCTCGTTCAGCAGGATCTGCACGCCGAAGTGCAGCTTGCAGTAGCGTCGAGCATCGGCCGCGTCGCCGATCTGGGTCATCTCGGTGATGCGCTTGTACATCCCGAACCACAGGGAGTTCTGATCGAGCGTGCGGTCCTTACCCGGGCGCAGGGAGACCACGACGAACTTCTTGTCGCGGTACATGGTGGTCAGGCTGGTGATGGCCTCAGTGAGCTTTGCCTGGCTGTTGACGCTGATCTTGTCGGTCATGGCCGGCCCCTTGCAATCGAACAGGAGTAGGTGGTGTTCCCGATGTAAAATCCACCAATCCGGTCACAGTCGTTCTTGATGCTTTCGTGAGCACCGACCCAACCACCGAGAGCGCACAAGGCAAAGACAAGCGCCAACCAGAGAAAGTCGCTCATGCCGTCACCGCCATTGTGATCAGGACGCAGAACACGCCGATGGCAAAGCCGGCAAAGGTGCAGGCCAGTGTGTTTGCGGATTTAGGGATCATCAGAAACCCTCCTTGCCGCGCTGAGATTCCCACTCGAACGGGATGACGATCACTCCACCCTCCCGCAGACGATCCGCACACCGCTCGCCGATCGCGGCCGGCAATGCCTTGGCATCCAGGTTGGAAACAATCACCGTCGGGCGCTGCTCTTCGTACCGGCCGTTGATGATTGCGAACAGCGTGGTCAGCTCGAAGTCGCTGGGCTTTTCCTTGCTGACGCCGATCTCATCGAGGATGAGCAGCGACGGGCTGATGAGGCTCGACAGGATCTGGCTTTCACTCTGCTCGCTGGTCCGGTCGTAGCTGGCACGAATGGATTGCAGGATGGAACCGACGGTTCGATAGACGGCCGTGGCACTCGACTTGGCCATGATCTCGTTCGCGATCGCCACGGACAGGTGTGTTTTGCCGGTGCCAGGCTTGCCCAGCAGCAACAGGCAGCGGCCAGACTCAGCGATCTGTGAGAACTCACCAGCGTACCTGCGGCAAGTGTTCAGCGCCTTGTGCTGCTCGGCGGTGGTGGCCACGTAGCCTTCGAAGGTTTTGCCAGCGAAGCGCTTCGGGATCAGCGCCGAGCCAAGCTTGCGCTCCATGGCCATGCGGAGCATGAGCGCCTTGCTCTGGCGCTCGGACTCTTCCGTCGCTTCCTGGGCGATTCGGGAGCACTCAGGGCAGCCGGTCTTCAGCTCGCGGCCGATGACCGAGAAAATCTTCTGCTCGAACTCACCGTGGGTTTCACAAACCGCGGGCTGGATGCGAGTTCCTGGCGGAAGCTCGGGGGTCGGTTGTACTGGTTCAGAACGCATAGCTACCGTCCTCCCGCTGGATCAGTCCGTCGGTGTAGTTGCGGTCAGCGAAGCCAGTGTGACGGGACTGCGCGACCGGTGCCGGGGCCGACTCGGCCATGCGCTTGATCACCCAGGATGCTTTGAAACCCTGCCACCCAGAAGTCAGGGCTTCGGTGATTGCGTCGGATGCCGAGATTCCAGCATCGGCGCACTTGACCAGTTCAGCGTTGACGGTCGACCAGACAGTGGCGGTGACGGCGGCGCGCTTGGCCTTGCGCTGGGTCAGCCAGTCGGCCAGCAGTTGCTCAGGGACGTTGTGCGGGTTGTCGGCCAGCAGCTGGGTCATGCCGAACGGAGCCTTGCGATCAGGCTTCGGTTGTTCCGGTTGCTCTTGGGGCGGATTAATCTCTTCCGAAGGAAGAGTTAATAGGGGTTCTTTCTTTGTATAAAGAAGGCAAGTTGCTGTTTTGGTCTCACTCGCATCAGGTCTCAGTGAGACGATTTGGGCTGAGTGAGACGTTTTGGTCTCAGTGAGATTGGCAGGTTTTTCCTCGTAGAAGGACCACTCGCGGATAGGAGAAATCCCGATATCACCCCGGCTCCCCCCTACACGGAAAATGATTCGACGCTCAAGGAGATGGCTGATCGCTTTCGACGTGACGTCTCGGCGCATATTGGTCTGCTTGCCAATATCGTCGGCGGTCAGGCGCTTGGTTTCGAGTTGATAGCCGATGGTCTGCCGTGCAATGGCCATGAGAACGCGCAGTTCGCGCGCTGGCAGGTCAACCGTAGCCAAGGCCTCCATCAGGCTGTTGTCCATACGGGTGAATCCCCTGCTGCTGTTCAGCTGGATGATGTTGTCGGGAGTCATTGCTTGACTCCCTGAGAACGAGATTTGAGGCGCGACACGTTTTGCGAATTATGAAAACGTGTCGCGACATTGTTTGGGGTATTGCTTGAATTGGGTTGGCTCTGCATAATCGGCGCTCTCTAGTTTTGCGAATCAGCCGACCTTCTCCGTCGGCTTTTTTGTGTCTGAAATTCAGGCAGCCTTCAGCGACTCGCGCAGAACGTGCAGCGCGTCGATGGCTTCTTGGATGGCTTTATCACCCTGGGCTTTTTCGTGCTGGCTGATGTGGTTGTCGGCGGTGGCATCGAAGATCAGTCGGCCGACGTCGCCGCACTCAGCGGTCAAATGGCACAGCGCAACCATCAGCGGTTTCGCTGCCGGACGCTCCCGCTCCACCAGGTCAAACCCGAAGCGATCCGCCCAGGCCGCCAGCGGGCGGAAGTCACGAGTGAACGCCATGATCCGATCAAGCTCGGCAACGTTCATGTTGTGGCTGTCATAGTCGGGGTTGGCTTTCTGGGCCAGCAGAGTGCGCGACGTGAAGCTGGCGCCTTCCGCGATCTTCTTGGTGCCGTGCTCGTCTACTACGTCGTAGATGGCTCTCATCAGTGATTGCATGTAACACCCCGAAAATCGTTACGTGGCTTCGAGCCACTAGTTTGGAGAAACTCTGTTCATCAACTGATCAGGGACGAATCCATGACCTTCTGTTCTTCTTGGCCCCTTATTAGGTGCCAGCCCCGCTTGGCCCAATCGTTGCTGCGCCGGCCCCTAATAAGGGGCCAGACCGTTACCTCACGGGGAAAATTGAAACCACGTTTCCTGTCCGAGCTTCTTGTGCGCAGTGATCAGCGAGGCGTCTTCGCAGGGTTGTTTTATCCGTTGCGAGGCGAGCAGCGCTGCGCCGCTCAACTGCGCGTTCAGTCATTTGCAAAATCCGGTCAGCGAGTTGATCCATGCCGATACCAACCTCATCAGCCCAACGCTCGAGCTCGTCCTTCTCGTCCTGCGTGTACTGCCCTACTTCAGGTATTGCGGACATTGGTGCCTCCTCCATGGCCTAGTCAGGCGCTAAGTTTCTTGTCGTTAACCTGGGAAATCGTGTCCTGCTCTCGCCTGGCTTTCAGCGCCGCACGTATGAGGTCGCGAACTAGTGCACCAGGTTGAATTTTCAGCTCACGGGCCAGTTCGCCCAGTGCAGGAAAGCCATCCAGCTCGTCCGACTCGCTGTCATCGATCAACGGGAAGTACCCGTAATCCTCCTTGAACCGCAGAGCCGCCAACGTGAGGTCGCGAACCAAGGCGCCCGGCTGAATCTCACGCGCTAACGCTTCCACCTGAAGAGCGGCGTAAGCGGCGTCATTGAGGCGCGACTTCAGCTGGTGGGTGTTGCGATGCGTCTTGTTTTTGTAGGCCATTGGTTCACTTCCGGGGTCGGTATGACCGGGCTGGGTTAGGCGGCTGATTTCTTCGGGGTCGTTTGCGCAGGGAAGGACTTGAGCTCGTGCGCTTCATAAGTCCCGTCCTGATTGCAGGTGACGGAAATATTTCGCTCGGCCGCGATGGCCTTGCTGATCGCCGCAGGGCTGACCCGAAGAGCCTTGGCTGCAAAGACCTGCCCTTTCGTAGCAACCAATTCTGTAAGTGGGATCTGCTTCATTCTGGAAATCTCGAATGGTGTTCTCGAGATCAATATTAACCGCCGGTTAGGTTTGTAGCAATACCGCCGGTTGCCGCAAATAAATTAACCAACGGTTAAATTTCACGGATGAGTAAAAAGAAAGAACTTTCCCCAGAGCTGAAAGCCGAGTGCGACGCCGCGAAGGCGCTTTTCGTATCGAAAAAAAACGCCCTCGGCCTCACTCAAGCAAGTCTTGCAGAAGCGGCTGATATCTCTGCTGCAGCTGTCGCGATGTACCTGAACGGCACCAATCCGCTGAATGTAAAGTTTGCGGCCGTGCTGTCGCGCTTACTTGACGTTCCTATTGAGAAATTCAGCAAGAGGCTTGCGTCTGAAATCAGCGGGCTTACAAGCGCTGCTGATCACATCAACGCCTCATCAGAGAGCACGTCTGCTGCAGACATGGTTCGCCAAATGCTTTCCAAGCAAGGGAAAGGATTGTCTGATGATGCTCGTAGGCGGTTACTTGCAGCTGCTGAAGCCGATGATGCCGGAGGCGTCATCGAGCTCGACTACTACCGCCCTGGCGCCATGGGTGATGAGGTGTGGATCGCGCATTACGATGTCCGCGCAGCGATGGGTGGCGGGCAGATCCCGCACGACTACCCCGAGATGTTTCAGGACGTGCGCGTCAGCCCCCAGCATCTGCGCGAGATGGGTGTCGAGTTCAAAGAGCATTTCCATCTGAAGATGGTGACAGGCTGGGGCCAGTCGATGGCGCCCACGATTAAGCACCGCGACCCGCTCCTGGTCGACGTGAGCGTTCGCGAATACTCAGGGGATGGGATCTACATGTTCTCGTGGGAGGGACATCTGTACATCAAGCGGCTCCAGTGGATTGGCGACCAGCAGATCTCGATGCTTTCAGATAACCCACGGCATCCGCCGCAGACCATCAGGGCCGACGATACCTTCATTCAGGCGCGGGTGCTGCTGGTTTGGAATGCTCACCTGGTGTGACTACATGACTCTCAAAAAACCCGAGCAAGACCTGAAGCGCGACCTCCAGGGTGTCGCCTCCGACCTCAAATGGTCAGCCGTCGAGCTGATGCGAGTCGCCGAGCGGCTGAGTCTGGCCGGCAATGAAGCAGATGCCCAGGCACTGCTGAAGATGTGCACCGTGTTCCATGCCGATGAGGATCGGCTGGCTGCTTACGCTGATGAAGTCAAAAGCGGTGTGATTACTAGGGAGGCTAGGTAGATGACAGACCTTATGAAAGGACTCGACGGCGTCAGA